GCTCGTCACCGGCTCCCCGTCCTCGTCAAACCACCCTGGAATAATCACTTTCTCAAGCGTAGCATATAAGGTAGCCGCCAATTCGGCGTCCTTGCTCTTGCGCTGGATAATCTCCATCGGCGAGTCGCCCTTGGCCGGCACGATGCTGATCTCAATGTCCAGCGCACCGCGCCAAGCGCTCGAGCCCCGAGCCCTGTGCTGAGTCTCCTCAGATACGCCGGTATGGTGGACCAATATGATTGTGCAATTAAACTCTGCCATTAACATGGCGCAGGCATCTAACATCGCCTTGGCGTCCTGGGATGAATTCTCGTCGCCGGAGTTGAAGCGGTGCAGAGTATCTATCGTGATGATGGCGGGCTTGATGGGCAGCGCCCGGATGTGCTCTGAGACCTTGCGGTAGCCCTCTGGAGTATCTAGATCGCAGCCGCTCTTGCTGAGATACATATTAAGAGCCTGACCATTACCATGGCGCTCCTTCCAGGCCGCTATCCGACTGCGCAGACCGTGGTGGCCCTCACCCGCCAAGTAGACGATCGCCCCTGGCGTCACCCGGTTGCCGAACCAGTCCTGCTGGCCCTGGGCCATCCGCAGGCACCAGTCAAGAGTGGCGAACGTCTTGCCGCCGCCGCTCGGGCCGTGAACCATAATCAATGCCGCCTGCTGAATCCAGCCCTTCACCATCCATTTGATTGGCGCAGGCTGGCGTGAGAACTCGTCCGCCGGCATCAGCCAGTCGCTTACCGCTGGCTCAAGCAGCGCCGCCAGATCGTTGCCGGCCTGAACGTAATCATTGGCGTCCCCGGCCGCGGGAGGCATTACCGATCTGGCGCCGTATTTCGCGCTGGCCTGCTCGGCGTACCTTTGACCGACTCCACTCGCATCATTGTCGGCAACAATTACCAAGTCCTGCTGCGCCCCGAACCGATCCCGAAGCGCTCCGGTGACCGGCACTAGATTGCTGGCGCTGTACGCCACTGCGCACGCCTTGCCGGTGGCTTGGTGGATCGTGGCAGCAGTAGCGAAGCCTTCGGCGATGTAGATGGTGCTGCTAGGCTCGCCAAGCATCCAGAACTTGCCGCCCGTAGCGCCGCCGGGGTGATAGCGTTTCTCGCCGTCGGCTGCGATGTACTGCACGCTGGCCAGATCACCTTCGGAGCCGTACAGCGGGACCATCAACCGCCCGTCGCCGGTGATCCTGGCGCCATTGGGTGCGATGCCCTTGCGTGCTAGATACGGGTGATCGGCACTCGCTGCGCCGCCTGCTGTCCAGATCGCATCAACCGTGCTCGCGGCAACCGCCTGGCTTCGCTGCTGCTCGGCCTCCCGCGCTGCCTTGGCCTCGGCCATTCGCCGGGTGTGCGCCATTTCTTCCGCAATGGTAAGTTTCCTTCCCATCTCGGCCTGCCAGGCCTGCTCGATACCTGCTCGCCAGCACCCGAACCGCCCTGCCGGGACGCCGTCGCCGAATGCTACGTACCAACCGGGTTTGCTGTGGCCCGGTGAGCCCTTGGTCCCGCTGTTGAACCTGTGTAGCTTGCCGTCTAGGTAGATCGCCTCTGGCGGCTCCAGGCCGGCTTCTACCATTGCCTCTCTTAGCTGCTCGTCTGGTGGCTCAATCCTCTTGGGCTCGGGGAGGGCGTAGACGCCGCCGAAGATGCTAGTCAGGTCTGCCATTCGGCGCCTTCAGTAGATAGGTCGACAACCGCTGTATCGCGGTGATGCGTGGCCGCTTGCTGCGACCGCGCTGGAGAGCGAGAACGGTACTGTAGTGCAGGCCGGTGGCCGCTGCAACAACCCTGACCTTGCGGTCTTGCAGAGCGGCAACGACTTGCTCAATCGTCATCATAAAGCGTACTCCTGAAAAAAAGTTGGTGAAGATCGAAAAAAAGTATAGCACAAGTCGAAAAGATGAGGTAGGATGCTATCCATGCACTGAACGGATTCCCCGACGAGTGCTGACACGAAGGAAACGAAATGACCAAGACCCTGACCTGGAACACCATCCGCGCCATCGGCAAGCAAGACAGCGCCGGACGCTGGACCCCTAGCGCAGAGGTGGCTGAGTATTTCAGCAACATCCGCACCCCTAGCCGCGCCTGGCCGAACAGCATGGCCAAGGCAGCGCAGACCGCCAAGTTCGCGACCTGGCTGACCACCAACCGCCCCGAGATTGCCGCCAAACTTCTGGCGAACTGACATGGCCATCAACCTAAAAACCACCTCCACCCTGGCGTCCAACGGCGCCAAGATCCTCGTCTACGGCCAAGCCGGCGCAGGCAAGACCACCCTGGCGGCAACCCTGCCAGCGCCAATCATTCTGAGCGCCGAAGGCGGCCTTCTCTCAATCCAAGACGCCAACCTGCCCTACATTGAGGTGAGCTCCATGGCCACGCTCATGGAGGCCTACAGCTGGCTGCGCGACAGCCACGAGGCAAAGGATTACCAGAGCGTGGCGCTGGACAGCATCTCGGAGATTGCTGAGGTGGTCCTGAACGCTGAGAAGAAGTCGAACAAAGATCCGAGGGCAGCCTATGGCGCGATGCAGGAACAGATGGCCGATATCATCCGCGCCTTCCGCGACCTGCCTGGCCGCCACGTCTACATGAGCGCGAAGCTGGAGAAGACGCAGGACGAGATGGGCCGGGTGCTCTATTCGCCAAGCATGCCGGGTAACAAGACGGGCCAGGCGCTGCCTTACTTCTTCGACGAAGTCTTGGCGCTCCGAGTCGAGAAGGACGCCGAGGGCGTGTCACAGCGGGCACTCATGTGCGACAGCGATGGCCTTTGGCTGGCGAAAGACCGCAGCGGCAAGCTCTCTGCCTGGGAAGCGCCAGACCTAAGCCAGATCATTGCAAAGATTGGCGGTGCGAAATGATCGCCGTCTGGTTGGCCTGCAAAGAGGCCGAGCGCTTGGCAACTGAGGCGCGGCGGGTTGTTGAGGACGCCATGATCGAGCAGTTCAAGATTGCCAAGGACATGGAGGGCACCAAGACCTTCATGAACGCAGGCTACACGGTCAAGATCGCTGGCCGCCTGAACCACAAGATCGACAGCGACAAGCTGCAGGCCATTGCCGCCGAGGCCGGCCTGGCCGAGCACCTTGGCTCACTTTTCCGCTGGAAACCGGAAATCAATTCGTCGGCCTGGAAATCAGCCGATGAATCCATCACGCGCCCGCTCCTGGGTGCGATCACAACCACGGCGGGCCGCCCGTCTTTTTCAATCACCAAGGAATAAACATCATGGCTACTCTCGGACAGGATTACGTTGCAGCAGACCTCCCAATGGGCAAGTCTTTCGAGCCCCTGCCTGCCGGCTGGTACACGGCGGCGATCACGCAAGCCACGGTCAAAGACACCAAGGCCGGCACTGGTCGCTACATCTCGCTCAAGTACGACATTACCGGCCCCAGCCACCAGGGCCGCACGATCTTCGGCAACCTCAACATCAGCAACCCGAACCCGAAGGCGGAGGAGATTGGCCGCCAGCAGCTGAACAGCCTGATGCGAGCGATTGGCCTGGCCAAGGTGAACGACACCGACCAGCTGATCGGCGGGCAGTTGAAGATCAAGTTGGCCATCACCAGCAGCGACCAGTACGGCGAGGGCAACGAGGTCAAGGACTTTGCCGGCATCGCCGGCGGGGCAATGCCTGCGGCAAGCGCAATGCCTGCGGCAAGCAAGCCGGCGGCACCAGCTGCTGGCGCAAAGGCTGCGCCGCCTTGGGCTAAGTGACATAGCGTGACGGGGCGTGACGGGTGTCACGCTCCAATCCAAACCAAACAGGAAACACCATGATTCTCAAATTGACTGAAAAAGAAGTGACCGAGGCTGTGCTGGAGTGGGCCAACAAGCGCATGGACTACGATTTCCAAGAGCACATATTCAATGCGGTGGACTTCAAGTACAGCACCATCCACGGCTGCGAGGTCTCCTATGTTGAGCCTGTCCAACCCGAGCCAGAGGCCGCCTAATGTCTGCAATCCCAATCGTTGACGAGGTAGCGCAAGCCATCGACGCCGCGCACGAGCGCCAGGTCGAGCTACCCAGGTCGCACCTCGGTGCCAGCCAGCTCGGTCATGCTTGTGATCGGTGGCTGTGGCTGTCATTCCGCTGGGCGGTGCGCGAGCCCTTCCCTGGCCGCATCCTGCGCTTGTTTCGGCGGGGCCGGCTGGAGGAGGCCACCATAGCGGCGGAC